TTACCCTAACGGGTTACGAAGACCCAAAGTTTCAAGCCAAAGTCCTAAAAGAAAACAATATCTTTTACTTAAAAGTTAGACGAAACGAAATCCGTACTACCTGGTATCACATCAACAACCCCATACATTTACGCGTCCCCCATTTGGCTCAGGCAGATGGTGGTGTCGGTTGGAATAAGAGTTTCCAACCTCGTGTGGATTCGGTTCCCAAACCAGATGCCACGGATATAGCAAGCACGTTAGAAGCGTATAATAATTAACTTTGGATTGACGATATGAACAACCAGAACACTCTTGGGGTAAACACCAACATGTCCCCACTTCAACAAAGCAAACATCAAAAATATTGGAGTACAAAACAAGTATGTGAACGATTTGGATATATATCGTCACGCACACTCTCTAGATGGGTCGAGTCCAGAGGATTCCCGCCGTCGGTTACACCTGAAGGAGAGGCGAATTTATACTCCATTGAAGCCATCCTCTTGTGGGAAGAAAACTATTTCACCCAACCAGATATAGCCTAAGGAATAAGCATGTTTCTATATCTTCTACAATTTGTGGGTCTATTCCTGTTTCTAGGGCTATCGGGGTCAATGATTATCCTCGGAATTTTAGCCCTAACAAATGCGGGATTTTCAGAGCCTAATCCGGTACAGAAAGTTTTTGGTTTACTAAGTGTCTGTACAGGTATCTTAGGTTTATACCTTATCTTTAGTTCCATAACATTAACCATTAACCATTAACTAACGAGAAAATTATGTTAAAAACTCCGTTCAAAGAAACAAGAATAACATATGCCGTAAGACATGCCTTAGCACAACCTGAGTACTACCGACCAAAATCGGAGGATAAAGACTAATGGCTGACACCGAATCGACACTCATTGAGAGAGGAAAAAATTACGGTCGCTTTCAAAGTGGTGCTACTACCATGCAAAACTTAAAAAACGTGATACGTGATAACAAAGGCTATGAACACTTAACCGCACCTCAGCGTGAAGCTCTTGACATGATCTTACACAAAGTAGGTCGTATTGTTAACGGTAATGCGGAACACGTTGATAGTTGGCACGACATTAGTGGCTATGCTCAATTAATTGAAAATCAAATTAAGGGTATTGGTGAACAATAATCCGTGAAATAAAGGTGGTGATATATGTTAAAAGAAGTAAAACCCGTACCAACCGTTGGTGTAGATACCAAAACGGTACAAGCTTTAGAGTCATTATTAGCCTCGGCTAAAAAAGGTGACTTAAAGAGCGTTATTTATATCGATCAATACAAAGATGGTAAGTGTGGCCACGGCTGGGCTGGTAAACCTGACAACAACATGCTGGGACAAATTGAGGACTGTAAATTCAACATTATATCCCAACGATATTTTACGGTTCAAGAATAACCTAACCAAGACCTACGTATGTAGGTCTTTTAACTTTAGATAGGAATAAAAATATGTCAAACAGAAAAAGTACGATGGTCGAATTGGTTGATGAACTCAAGAAGTTACCTAAATCCCCCGACATTAACTTCATGATCCAAGAAGCTTTAGCAGGAGAATACCACGATTATAAGAATGAGAAGTATGTCTGTGGGAAGATGGAAAGCTCTCAACGATTAAGGACATTGGGTTATCCTGACTTAGCTCAGCGTATTGAGAATGGTGAGTTTGACGAAACGTGCGACGATGATGATAAAGAACGTCTTGCTAAGGAATTAACGGAAAACATGCCGCCAGAACAAGCACAATCATTAATTAACGCCTTAGGCCTTAACGAATAATAGGATTGACGATATGAGCCATCAACAGATAAATCAAAGCTCAGGTAATGTTGAATACTACACCTCTGAAGAACTACTTGTCTTAGTACGAGAAGTGTTGGGAACAATAGACCTCGACCCAGCAAGCTGCTCGTTAGCGAATGAAGTGGTAAAGGCAAAAAATATTTTTACCAAAGAGAACGACGGCCTAAGTCACTCTTGGTTTGGTAAAGTGTTTATGAACCACCCCTTCCATAAGGGAGAAAAACCGTGTAAGAAAAACTGCAAAAAGAAAATTTGCCAACCGAGCAACGACCCTAAAAAACCTACGCGTGGTCATTGTATCGATTATGAAATCCCTGGCAATGCCATCTGGACGAATAAACTTGCCGATGAATACTATAAGGGCAATATTGAAGAGGCTATTTGTATAACGTTCTCATCAATGTCTGAAGATTGGATGTGGCCGCTACTTCAAGAAGTGCAATGCTTCCCGCGCGGTAGAGTACATTATCGAAAGCCTGACGGTACAGTTGACCGACAAGCAACGAAAGGTAGTGTGTTAACTTACTTCGGTAAGAATCCTGAGAAGTTCGAGGCCGTTTTCAGTGCTATAGGCAAAGTAAAATAAGCTACCAAACTACACCACCATCCTTATCCACTGTTCTAGTGTCAGTAGAAGAATTGTCTAATTTACGCTCAGGCAGTGGTGAATTTAACAGTTCTTCTATACGTTCACCCCACTTATTATACGCTCGTGCTTGATCTGGAAGATAGGAGTTTAAATCATAAACATCTTCAACACCTGGGGTAGAGTGCCCCAACATTATCTCGGCAACGTGTGGTAACGTTATCTTTTCGCCCTTAATCTCTTTAGTCCAGTTGGTTCTAGCGGTTCTACGCAAGTCATGTATCGTCCAGTGAACCATCTTAACATTGAAGTTTTTAAGAATGTACGCATTGATGTTCTTGGGTATGTTTAAGTGTGACTGACCTTTAGCTTTATCACTAAACTTATCTGGCTTAGTAATGTTCGTAAAAACAAATTCCTTAGACCCACTTAGGGACAGGGCTTGCACGATCAAAGGTTTAGAAAACTTAGTAATAGGACGGACAATGGGTAAATCCATAAATTCCCCTGTCTTATGTTCTTCAGGTAATAACGTCCACAGACCAGTATTAAAATCAAATTGCTTTGGATGTGAATTCGTCAACTCCCCTATTCGACAACCATAGTATAAACATAACAATACCTGTATCTTTGTCTTTGCTGCAGAACGTCCCAACGTAAGCGCCTTGAGAATATAAATTAACTCATCATCGGACAAAACTCTTTTTCTTTTCTTACGAACAATTTTCAAATCACGTCTAGCACTAAGATGTGCTAACGGGTTTTCGTTAACGACACGTTTACTTATACCTCGAAAGTACACTTGTTTTAAAAAGGACAACATCACCCCCGTCATGTACGGTCTAAGCGGCATGTGTTTTTCAAAAAAATCCATCCAACGAGCGGTGCTTATTTGTGAAGCTGGATAGCCCCCCATTTCAGAAAGTACGTGCTGTTTCGTGGCCTTAACATTTCGTGAAGCTTTTTTCTTAACGCCTTCCTGTTCGTACCAATCGAGAAATAAATCACTAAAGGTTGAATATCTACCCTCCCCAAATAAATTTTTTTCTTGGGTTATTTTTGGATGAACACCCTCAGCGATACCCTCTTTAATTTTGGCGTTTAACTTTCGGGCTTTACTAAGAGAAAGGTCGGGGTAAGTCCCTAAGTCTAGTCTAGAAGGTTTGCCCCCTTTTGGGTATCTATACCTTAGTTGAAAAACTATTTTCCCTTTTGCCGAGACTCGAACACTTAAGCCATTGCCGTCGCTCTTTTCATATGTGCGTCCTTTTTTATCAGGTGATTTTAACCAAGTGTCAGTTAAGGCCACGTATAGCTCCTAGAGAGAAATTGTGTACATATTTTCTCAATATTTCAGTTTAATAGTACCAAGATAAAAATATGTACATGGATATGTACACATATTTGTTGGCTGCAAGTGACCTAGTATGTCTTAATTTGACAGCCTTGAAAAGCACCTTTAGCCTAAGCCGCATAGATACTAGATTAAAGTTTTGTCCTGATGTGTCTTGATGTGTCGAAACAATACCATAGTCTCCACATGCTTTGTTTGAGAAAACATATTGCGAACACTTAAGGTATTGAATTAAAAACAAATAATAAAAAGCAATATTTGGAACTTTAAAAATATGTACCTGATTCTGTACACTTTTCTAAAAGTGTCCCCTGAATCTTGCGTTTAGGTTTAAAACACTTTTCTAATATTACGCTATTTTAAATAGAGAAAAAAGAAAGCTCTTTTTTCTCTACATGTTATTTTGCTTGATTTCGGATATAAGCTGCCGCAGACGACATTTTAGAGGCGCAAAGGTGATAGCGATTATTGTTCCTAATTGTGACACCCAGCATATCCCTAAAATCGTTACTGTTATAAGTTAATAATGGTAAACACTCCGTAGTTATACTACTCGGTGGCTGCACTTGTAACTTTGGAAGACTCAGTTCGGTTGGGGCTACGGTTATTGATGGAGTCGTTGAGCAACCTAATAGCGTCGTCACTAACAATAGCACACTCAGGTTCAACTTTAATTTTATCAACATACTTAATTATCTCCTTAGTTATAATTTTAGTTTGAACATCTTGGTTACGCCGAGCTAATTCGTCGGCGTGTATCTGAGCTTGTTTATTTAACGCGTCTTGCATTTCTTTGTGAGCTATTTTAATTTGCTTAGCTGTGGCCTCCTCAACAGCCTTAGCGCTAGCACTACTCATTTCAGCAATGGCCCTGTTGTAGCCATTACTATCCAAATAAGTACCAATGGCAACTAAAGCGGATAAAGCACTAAGAATCGTAAACACCCATTTATAGCCATCAACAAAATCAACTATTTTTGTTACCCACATATATCACTCCAACAGCAAATAAACGTACCATTTATTGATTGTATTCTTAACGTACCCAATAGTTTCTTGGCTGTGATTCCCTGTAATATCGGGTAGACATCTGATTATTGGTGCGTAGGGAATAGGCATGCCACAGGCTTTCTGTGAGTTGTGAATATTCCCCGCTCCAGCGTTATAGCTAGCAAGCGCCAACATATACCTGTCAGCAGAACTTCGTGGACTAGACCAAAATAGAGCCATTTGATTCATATACCTCGCCGCCGCCAGTATGGAGGTTTCAGGCAACCAAAAGTTAACTAACTCAGGGTATTTACGTTGCATTTCTCTTGCGGTATTGGGCATAAATTGACATAACCCATAAGCACCAACAGGAGACACAGCCCTAGGGTTGAGTCTGCTCTCTTGGTAGCATTGGGCTTTTAATAACCGCCAATCCGTCCCAACAGGTAAAAAGATAGCCGCATCTTTAAAATGCTTGTCATACTCTTTACTTATTAAGCTAGCCGATTGCACAGCCGACGATAATAGCGATAGCAATAAAACGCCCCGAATGATACAGCCCGTTATATAACGCCTTAGATTTAACATCTATATTCTCCTGCCACGCGGTAAAATGCGTGTCCTTAAAAAAACAATCAAACCAGAACAGCGCCACACGGCACATAATAATACCAAGCAGCGCTAGGGCTAATTTAAATAAACCCGTGATTAAGACACTTTCTAAACCTAACATCAACCTCTCCTTAACTATGTTTGTATTGTAAATAACTTAGCGTTACTCATTGGCCTACGTGGGTGTAAGATCGTTTCCCCTTCGGGCATAGCTAGACTAAAAACCTTTATTGAAACAGGTACGGCTTGGTTTAGTTTAGTTTTAGTTGACTCCCCCAAGTGCAGTTGTACTCTTCCACCATCGAAGTACTTTATTTCTTCTGGGCTACTACCAATTTCAACATTATCCATGTAGAGCTTCATACTCGTCGCTTTTATACCACTGACAAAATCGATAGGTGTTTCTTGCCACGACTGTAAGCTATGGTTGTATCTTCGTTCCTTAAACACCCATTCTATAATGTCTGAGCTACCTTTAAAGACTGTTTCAACCGTCAAGTTACACCTCCTTATCTTGCACAATAGGTACAGGAACATTCGCGGCACCAATACTTACGGTATCTTCAACGGCTGCTGAAACCGCTTTATCCGTAGATTCATCAACAGCAAGGAGAACTTTTGTACCATTGGTGTAGACCACGGACAGATCATCATATAACTCAAACACACTGCTATCGTCTGGAGATATTTGGAAGGCATTAGCCTCAAAGGTCAATGTGTCTGACGTATTAGAGATAACTTTAGCGCTTTGTCCTATCCCTGTGCCTGACGCAATATGCACTACTTTACGAATGTATGTGTCTACAACCCAACCAGCACCAGCTTCAGTAATTGTGCTAGGCGTTCCAGCGGAGGCATTACCCGTATGCCATTTATCACTTTTACCTGTTTTTGTTAAATCATTTTTACCTGAAATAACTAAGTTAGATAAACCATCAACATCTTGGATAGACATGTCCCCCGCTGTTATCATGTCGTTTGCGATTGCTAAAGACCCCGTAATAGTAGAAAAATCGTTAGTACTTCCAAGGTCTTTTACTAAATAAACTTTAGTAATGTTGGCTTTTAAGGTGTTAAGGGCTGCTAAACCCGCGTCTTCATAGATATAAGGTGTGTTCATGTCTTTATTCTCTCGTTAAAATATATTGAGGTGTGGTTGAAATCATTCTGTACTGAGATGTAGTTGAATAAAGCACGACATTTTCCCAATCTATATATCCAATCGTCGGTAAAGCACCAACATATAATTGTGTCGCTGAAATAAGAAATACTTGTTCAACAGGCGTTGTTGAAACGTTAAAATCTTGGTTAATGTTTGACTGCAATATCTGTGTCACATAACCCAGGTTGTGGACGGTAAAAATCTGCTCAATACCTACCACAATATTCCTAATATCAAAGGAATAGGAGATAGGTTCGCAGGTTAACACAGAATCAATCTTGATATTTGCTCTGCTAATGTGTGAGAACTGCTCAATAGGATTTACAGTATAAACAGCCTCGGAATTTAACGGTACGGTCTCAATAAACGTTACTTGCTCAATTGCTGTCGTTGTGAACTGTTGTTCAAAGTTAACTGAAAGGGTGTTAATAGCAATATGTTGTTCAATAAGCTGTGTAGCGTAGTTTTGCTCTTGGTTTATTCTAGCGGTTGAAGCGTATATTGTTTGTTCAATATCCTCAGTGCTATAAACTTGGTCAAGTAAGACTTGGTTTTTATCTATTTCAATTGTTTGCTCTATTAATGCAGAACGTAATAGTTGCTTTGTTTCAACAATTGATGGTGAAATATTCTGATACCATCTAGGTTTGGCAATAACGAATGTTTGTTCCACACCTGAGTCAATTAGTTTAAATAATTGATACGGATTTGCTTCAATCGAGTCTAAGTTTTCATTCGATGGAATATTATCGTAAACATATACAATAGTTAATGTGGAAGACCAATCACCTAGCTGAACGTAATTTCTAATACTAGCGTCTGAGGAGTAACAACTACTATTAACCGGAGCCTCGATGCCGTTGTGGTAGCCGCGCAACGGGAGTCTATCACCTGCTTGTCTAACACTAAATGCTACTGACGTGAATGTGTCGCTGATGATAGGCATATTACTCATTGAGTAAGAGTTGTAGTTCGATTTAGCTACGGGGTATGTACTTGACCACCTACCATCTGACTTTATCTGAAAATCTGAGGTCGATTCCGAAGAATTAACCAAAAATCTCAGGTCTTCACCCGATTCGCCGTTAGTTCTCGTATTGAATGAACCAATCATCTGAAAAGTGTTATAGTTGATATTTGTTAGGTCTATGCCTACATCTGCTAACAAGAACTGAGCGACACCTTTCCAATTGTTCCCGTTACTGTCACTGTTAACCGTAGGAGTACTACCCGAGACTGTACCTGAAACGACTTCAACAACGTTAGTACCGTCACATATAAACGCGGCAATTACCCCCATCTCAGCTACAAGAGGATTTTCCCAATCGATTTCGGGTACGATTTCACTCGCTAAAACAATCTCAGGCATAATGAACTAACCGCGATTCGTGCTAGCAATAGCTGTGAAATTACAAACTGCGCTGGGCTTTACATAGAGTTTGTTATAAACACGCATTTTCCTAGAACTTAACTCAATTAACAATCTGTTATTAACAGATGAAACAGCATAAGTTATAGCTCTATCACCATTAACTGGCCTGTAATTTAAAAAGTCTTCTGGATCTAGCTTATCTGAACAAACAGACAGAAAGACACTAAAAGCGCAGTCAACATCCGTAGTTATTTCAACATCAACGCCTTGGTTCGACGCTGTTTGAATGTACGCTAAAGTCTGTGGGTAGGTACATTCTTGTTTTTCAATAGCTAACAAGGCTTTAGCTGAATCAAACTGCTCTTGAGTAGCATCCGAAAAAGGGAATGTTGTTGTGTTAGCTTTTGACAAAAGAATAGGCTTTAGCTGGGACAAAGCCGTACTTATATCCGTATCTGCGGCAATCATACCGTCTAATACAGATATTTGAGCATCACCCGTATCATTACCGATAATAAAATTATAATTCTGCGAATCTAAGAACGCGGCAAGAATATTTTGATGTGGGTGTGTGTTGTCCGTAGCTATTTCTTTAAAGCGAATATAAACACCTGACAAGGCTAATATGTTATTCATTGTGTCACGATTTATTATTTTACCCACCGTTTCAGTGTATGCTTGCGCTTCTGCTAACGTATTAAAATCTGATAGTTTCATAATGTCTTTTTAACCTCTTTTTTTATTCCATTCTTAAATCGTGCAAACGCTACGTTTTTAACACCAAGCATTCTTAAAAAGTTTTTAAAATCGTCGTAATCTTGCTTTGTGAACTTAACCTCTTTTTTATTAAGCATAAGTTCTATGTTGGGTACACCGTCAACGAACGTGATCACGGCACACGCTACGAAATCATCACCATGAACCTTTGTTTTACGTGCGAAAACTTGCTTAAGCTCAAAAGTCCAATTCCCGATGGTGACGATGATTTTCATCTTCGTTACTCACCCCACACCGTAGAATATTTTTCATCGTTCTCTATGGCTACTCGGCAATGAGAATTCTGTTTCAGGATTTTTTCAAAACACCAATCGATTACTAATTCCATCTTCAAAGCGATACCATTGCCACGCTTAGCATGATAGCCTACTCGACCACTGACATGAGTATCCATGTTGCCGCCAAGAACCGTGTTTGTAGTTTGATCTTGAGCAATGAACATCTGGTAAGCCCAACCTTTAAAATTCAAAGTTACACCTAACACCGTAGCGACAGGCTTAATTTTAGATATTAAATAAATAGGCAAAACTACAGGTGACATGACAACAAACAATGTTGACCAGCACACAACTACAATAACCAAAAACACTAAAGCTACTAACCACTGAGCTATATTTTTCATAAATACTCCTACACCAAAAAATCTATATCATCAAATTCGACATGAAACGCTGCTGTTCCACCACTTAACCTATCTAGCGCTCGGTTAGTTCGTGCTGCGGTAACTTTATAATTACCACTAATAACAGGTTCACCACCACATGTGAGTACACCATTGACTATTGCCCCTGTTAGGTATAATTCCGTGGTGGTTGGTTCATCATCTGCGTATTTAGTAAGCGGTATTTTTACTAATGAGATGTTGATATTTAAATCAGACAACGTTAATTCAACTAACGGCGTAAAACCTACTTGAGCATAGTATTTATTGTCTGTGTTAATAACTGGATTAGTTGTCTTATCTGATACAGTTATGCTTGTTATTGTTTTAACTGGGGCATTACTTGGTGCAACATAGGCCGTTGTTGTTAGTATTCTCGTTGGGGTTAACTTCGTAGGCGGAACTAAATACCCCTCTTGAAATAAGTACCCTATTGGATAATTACCTTCTATCGCTATATGATCATCATAGTTGGCCAGTATAAACGCTTCATCTGCTTCTATAACATTTATAACTTTGTTGTTTTTTATGAGTGTGTATTGCATATAATATCTCCTAAGCTTGTTGTTTAACAAAATTAATAAGTACGTAAGGGGAAAAACTACCACCTTGTTGTCTTCCAACATAATCAATACCAACATTAGCGGCATAATGAGGGTTAGGGCTAGAGGCACCAGCACCCAACAAAGATGGTCTACTATCAATTGATGCAAGGTAACCTTCGGTTTTATCTTCACCATCATTAGATGCACAAGCACCTCCACCAGCACCATGATAGTAGGCGGCACTACCTGTTTGGGTATATCCTGCTCCATCCCCTTGTATTTTACCGTTTGAAGTTACAGCCCTAGTTGGTACATTTGCAACAGATCCATTCATACCATCAGTACCTGCTATACAAGTAATACCATCATCTACTTCTTGACCATTCCACAGAACTTTGCCACCGATGCCGCCAACCGCAGGATATGAACCGTGGTCTGCACCTTGACCACCAGCTTCCACAGTAAGTGCACCTAGAACTAAAGAGTAACCCTTCGTTAAAATTAGTTCCTGTCCAGGGGTAACGGCTATTTCAAAATCTATAACAGCACCACCTCCACCTCCACCTCCACCAGATTGTTTGCTGTTAGAAGTACCAGCATAACTAGTACCACTACGACCACCAGCAGCTTGGTATGTAACCTTAATCAAGTAACAATAATCAGGAATGGTTATCGTTTGACTTGATCCGTATTGCTGAATGTTATCTTCATGCACAGCACGTATACGGCTAGGCATAGTGATAAACCGTAATAGCTGCAAATTGTCTGCACTCAGTAACGATGAGTTGTCTACATATACTTGTATATGAGTATCTAAACCATCAAAAGTAGATATACCCATATCATAACCAGCATGTTTAGCGTTCAACAACTCTCTTAATGTTGCATAACTAACGTTACTGTCATCAAAGCCTTCTGCTTGTGCAGCGGTTATCTCTCCTACTGTTGGAGAAGGTAAAGCTATTACTCGATCAATTTCTGTTTTAGCACTAGCTGCTAAAGGGGCTAGTTGTCCTGCTGTCAATGTCATTAGATTATGAATCCCCAAAGTTTACAGTTTAAGTTTGTTCTCATTTTATTTAACTCCACGTTCATGAGTGATACATGTGCATCATACTCTGTCTGAGCTACCTTGCTGTTTGCCATACCAGTAGCAGCATCAATAGCAGATTGAAGCCCAGCAATATCTGCGATGTTTAATACCACAACACCTTGTTTACCATTTACACTTACTACGCTTTCACTATTATCAACCTTGAACCACTTCTCTAAAGTCCAATTAGTACCATCGTGTGTAGAGTTTTGGCTATCCCATATGATGTTGTCGTTTGGCTCATAATCAACACCATCAATAACACCTGAAACTGTAATCTTGTACATTGGGTTACCTTGAGGAACACCGTCTACAATCGATGGAGGGGGTGGCGCTATATTGGCACCAGCATTCCACTGACCTACAAAATATAATGATGCG